AGTGCCTTCATAGTCCGTACCAAAAGTTTCTTCGGGTGCGCCAATATAGTCAACACCATAAGTTTCAATTACGCCACCTTGAACATAATTACCTTGGTACGTAATTGAATATGACCCAAGATAGGTTTCGGACACAATGCCTTCATATGAACTAGAATAAGCTCCGATGTATCCTTGAGTGTAAGTTCCAGTATAAGACTCTAAATCTTCACCAACATATCCTCCAATATATGGAGCGCCTTGAGTAATTCTTTCATAGTTGCCGGTATATATTTCATTAGCAGAACCGTCATAATTGGGAGCATACTGTTCAATCTTTCCACTGATGTATTGGCCAATATAAGTCTCATATACGTTTCCAGTATATGTTCCAGTGTAAATTTCTTCTACCTGACGTACATAAGTTCCTTCATAAGTTCTGGGAGCCTGACCAGTATAACTAGTCAAATAAGACTCAGCTGCTCCACCTTCATACGTACCTACATATTCTTCAAAATCTACTCTCTCATAATCACCAACATATTCTTCTACGACAACGCCGGTGTACTCACCAGTGTAATCTTCTGCGTCAGTTCCGCCGTATTCACCAATATAATTTCCAGAGTATGATGCATCATACAATGCCGCATACGCAGCATCATATGTTGATTCGTAAATTAAACCTTCATAAAATAATCCCTCGTACGTTACCGTATAGGTTAGTCCGTCATAATGAGTAGTATAAAATTCAACGTCTATTATGCCGCCATAGTTACCGATATACTCAGCGTCATATGTGCCCTCATATTGAGATGTATAAATCGAAATATAATCGCCCTCATAATCTGAGGTATATGCACTAGTATAATCGCCAGAAAACGTTCCAGTATATTCTGCTTCATAAGAAGATTCGTAAGTAGCTTCATATTCGTTTTCGTAAGTCGCCACATACGTTGCTTGATAAGAAGGCGAAAATCCAGAAATATAAGTTCCAACATATTCTACTTCGATGCCGCCCTGTTCTGCTGTTACTTCTCCAATGTAACCTTCATTAAAATCCCATGTTAAACGAGAATCAATTGCGACCCCTCGTTCTTCCCAAACTCCATCTGCAGTAGGTGCGCCCTGTTCACTAGAACGCAATTGATACGTTCCAATGCCCGAATACATCGCCATTTTTTTAGAACGTTCACCAATAGTAAATTCAATTTCGTCATCGGTCATTTCTTGAAGACCAGCAAACTGACCTTCATTAAATCCACTTGGAACACGTGCTATTTTTAAAGACGAGTATTTACTAGGTTCTATGTCAGAAGTTTTCATCCAAATAGAATAAGCAACCGATGTTCCATTGGAACGAGTATCTACAAAAATGTTTTCCAAATATACTTCATAATTTGGGCCGGGTGAAGCAGAAGCTAGTCGATAAGTTCCTGGTCTTTCATTTTCCATGATATTAGACAAGATGCGAGTACACATCTGTTCTAATTCATAATCGTTCATTTCTTTTAGACCGTTACGATAACGATCAAAATAAACTGGATTTTTCTTTAGAGGACCGTCTTCAATAATAGGCACTCTAACATTATTTTGATACAAAGGTGTGGTTATAACAGATTCTTCTCCGGGCGCGTTAGACGGCTCAATACGAATGATAGAAGTAAAGTTATCACCAGAAATTGGATTAGAGTTTTTAGTATCAATGGCAGAAACCTGTAATGCTGCTTGTACGTATCCAATAGCGCTAAAAGAAAGTTCGTACGTTACAGAAAAAGCACCTTGTAATTCTGGAAAAGTATAGTCTTCCCAGTTAACTAGAGTGCCATTTACTGATGCAGCTGGCGTTGTAGTGACTACATTCGCGACTAAATTGGGCGATTGATCATAGACGAGGTTTGCCGTTATTTCTTGAAATCCGGTGCTTCCAGCAACAGCATCAGCATTAATATTAACTGTTATTAAAACAGTGTCATCTGAATATACTAAAGGTGGGTAAGGAACCGGATTGATAAAATCGATAGTGTGAAGGTTAGCGCTTGGATCAGATTCTAACGCCACTTCATAAGTACGAGAAAGTGTAGTAGGTTCTCTACTAGGATTGTTTATATTATAAACGGTATCTTCGTATTCGCCGACCAGATTGGTAGTTCCGGTAGGATCAACGCGCAAAGCAGAAGCTTCTTCTTTGGTAATTCTACTGAGATACAGACCAGCGCGATACGCCAGATAATCTTCTTCTGAGACTAAAAATTCTTTGATAGCAGAATTATTATCTAAAGAATTTACGTATCGAAACGGCTTATATGACATTAGCAAAAAACGCTTTTACTGAAACATTGGTTTTATTTATATGATTTTATAAGCTCAGAAATCATTGATTTGATTTCTGAAATATCATTTTCTAAAAGCGTTAGTCTTTCTTCTGTTTGAAGTTCTCGTTGTTTAATTTTAGATTTTAACTTTTTCTGTTCACGAAACTGACGCACCGCATCGAAATTAATATTTAGCAATGCGCCAGTGTCCATGTCACGAACTAAATGAGGATATCCCTCGACTTCAGCATAATTTTTACTCATTAAACCGCCAATGATCTGATACTAATGTTTTTAATTTGAGGTCCCGCGTCTATTCCTTTTAGCACAAATTTAACTTGAGACTGTTGAAATGGAATCAGAGTCCCATTTTGACCACCCGGCAACCAACGCAATTCAGTTGAAACATTAGAACCTGTAGCAGGCACCGTCTGATAAGGTTCTGCCAAAACCCAATTGTTTTCAGCGATGTTTTGATCAGAAGAAGCTGTTCTATAATAACAATCAACTGCCGCGTTTGTCGGTAAACTAGCTTCTGTTCTAATATCCAAACTTACCGCAGGAATTTCCGTAGTAACAGGAGTCGTAATGTGCTTTGAAGCCGCTGAACCACCAGTAGGTTGAGTTTCCGGTATATAATTAATATGAGTAATCCCGTCATCAATACATTCTCCGGCAACCGACAAAGAAGCTCTTTGAAGATCAACAATTGGAGAAACGTATCCGTTTGAAGTTTTCAGATCAATTTTTACATATGCCGAATAATTATTTTGAGGATTTGGAGCAGCAGTGAAAAGACCTAAACCGCTAGTAGTCGGATTTCTCAAATCTTTCACGTTACTATGATAGATTGCACGTGGGGAATCAAATTGTATATTTTGATCTGGAGTAATCCTTTGATAATTAGCAACCAGCATATCCTGCAATGTGCCGTTAGGATTAAACCTATTAGCAGTGTCACCAGAAGCATGAACTCCCGAAGAAAATTTAGCAGACATATCAACAGACGTGAAATTAGGAACAATCGTTTCTAGATTCGGATTAGCGATATCAAAAACTATGTTTCTTTGACTGAGAACTTTATCACCACCGCCACTAACAGTTTCTGATGCTGCCGGTGCACCGGGAACAGTCACTGCATAATCAAACGTAAATCCATGAATATCGGCTTCAATAATTGTATGCAGAAGTGGGGCATTTAAATAAGTGTCGGCTACTACGTTTGATATGTCAGCACAATCATCAAGAGCCACTTGATCTCCAGCCATTAATCCGGAACACGGAGCTTTAACATACACAGTTGTAGAACCAGAGGTCAATTGTATCGGATTGTTTTCAAGTTGCAAAGCGGATAGAACACCGTTTCTAAGAAGCAAACTACCACCACCTAAAGACTTAGTAAAGTCACAACGTGATATTTTCATCATAAGGTCTTGATCTTTAGCTTCAAACCAAGCAATACCATTTTGTGGCAAGAACAATGAACCTGGGGCAGGTTGTGTAGTAATTTTACGAGAAGTAGAACCATATACCGTGTCTAACGTCTTAGCAGAGAATATTTTATATTCAGTAGATTGAGTCGTAATTACAATTGCATAGTGAGTCCAAGGCTGTAGGAAAATGGGTTCATCGAATGCAAAATCTGTTGGCCTTGATTGAATAACACTCAGAGTAGGAACAGCATCATCCGTTGTCGCAATAGCGTCTACAGCACCAGGATTCAAGAAAACATGTGAATCAGGAACAATCTCTGTTGTAGAAGGTCTGCCATCTACAACGGGTCTAATATGAATAGAGATTGGCATATTGTCTGTAGAATTAACACCTGTTGGCTTAGAATGAAAGAATAGGCTGATTTTGCTCAGCATTAATCCAAACTGATTGTCAACATAAAAAGTTTGAGACAATGGGTTTTGCGGCAAAGCAACTGATCTAATATTATTTCCAGCGAATTGTTTTTGATTCACATAAATGTAATCGGAAATAACACTAGACATGCTTCCAGCATAATTAGCGGGATTTATAGAAACCGTTTCCGGGCTATAAAGACCTGCAACTTGAGGCGAAACTATATTCACATTTGCTGCAGCAACCGCATCTAAAGTTTGTTTTAATTCGGCGGGAGAATATGCAGATGGAAATCCAGCAAACCCAACACCTAGAGGAGTACAAAATGCTCGACCACGAGAGGAGACAATATTGTTCCACTTAAACGGAATTGCACCAACAACGCTATAGTAAGCAAAGGCTTTGCTGCTCGCTGCTGACCAATCATTTGTATTAATATCCAGAAGTTTAAATTCTCGAATGCCTGCACGGAATCTTAAATAAGTTTGGCGAATTCGTTTCGGATGATTTACTCTTGAAACATAATACACCGGCTTTAGATTTGGAATCCAGAAAGAACCGATAACCTCACCATTAGCATCAGATATGAGTTCTTCTCCTGCTTGGTTTACGCTTTCTGGGTGACCCGGTAAACTATTATAAGTGTATTTGTTTGCGTTATCATCTTCTCGCTCAGACCATTTGACAAAAGTCGTTTCTGGTTTACACCAAGCGCTTACATCTACACCATCAAAAAATGGTGTGAATTTAGTTCCAGGTTTCAAACCTTGAGCTTTGAAATATATTTTACGAGATCGCATCCATGGAATTAAAGCTAAATCAATAATTCGGTTTCCGATTCTTTGGCGCAAAGTATCGCGACGAACAACACGTCTTACATATCCGACAGCGCCTCGTGCGTTAGGATTAGAATTATAAATCTCGTCACCGTATCTTTGATAACGCTTACGAAGCGCATAATCGCTATATCGGCTTTCATCATTACCTACCCAAACATCTTCATCGCTTCGACCTTTCCAATTCCACTGCCAGTTGTTCCACAAAAACGCTTGTTTATTATCCAGTTTTGAAGAACCCAAGACGGCCTTAATTGCTTCTTGTTTGGCATCTTTCCACTCATCTGAAGAAGGAGAAAGTTTAATAACACCTACATTATCAACTGCTCCAAACGGATTTGGATTAACAAATCTCGAAGCGAGATCTTGATATTGCCATTGAACTTCATCGTAATCAAGATAAACATTATCACCTTTAAGAACAATTCCACTTGAAGGCAACGCAGCGTCATAAACCAACCTAACATTATCTTCATCCGCCTTTGGACGAATCAAGTTATTTTCTGGATCGAGAGATGCTGAATAATCATCGTTATCAGTCTGACTTCCAGATTGGTCAGTCAGATCATCTACAACCATTCCAGCATCGGGACGTTCATCACCGGCGCTATCTAAACTGGGTGTATGATAAGCACGCAATTCTGCAATGTTTAATTCGGTATATTGTTTTAACTGCTCAATTTTCTCATCGAGTTTAGAAATGTCAGACATCGTGTATCGTTTATGTTCAATAGCTTTGATTTGAACATCGTCTTCATCAGCAGTATTTGCACCCATAAGAATCTGATACAATTCTAAAGCATTCTCGGGCGTTTTCTTTAACTGTGGATCTTTAGATTGTTGACCCATCAAGATTTGAAGATCGCCTTCTTGGGTTACTAACAATTTGTCAGCCCTAGGCAAATGATACGTTACATCTGAGGTAATAGACGTACCACTTCTTGGTAAATATTTTTTGTTACTAAAAGTCCCGGATGAGCTTTTGTCGGGTCTGAAATCTATGTAATTACGCAAGCTAACAATTGTCCCGTCTTGAAGAACATGAGTAGGAACGCGAGAATATGGTATTGAACTATAAGACTGAGGAGCAAAAAAATCCCCGCTGCCCCTTTGAAAATACTGATATTCTACCCAAATATCACCGGGATCGACTTCTCCTTCTTTGAGTAACAATCTACTATTAGCATAGTAATTGTCTCTTTGCCCGTCATCAAATATAAACCGCTCACTAACATCAAAACCTCCTGCAGAAGTGCCGTTAGTGATAACTGTAACTACATCAACATCGGGGAGACCCAAGTCATAAACACCGGCAGCAGAAGAAACGGTTCCTGAACCTGAAGCTAATGTTTTTGGTTGTATTGTAGCAGTTTTTTGCAAGTAAGCGTAAACAAAATAATAATGATTTGTTACAAATCGCCCCTGAGTATCCTGAATAGTACCATTGACTTCGTTAATGTTGTCTGGAGTAAAAATCCCTACCCCGTTATACACAGGATTGTTTTGATCTAAACCGATATCAACAACAAACCATTGTGAACCATCAGTATAGGCTTCTCCAGCAGGAGCAGCCGGTAAAGTTAACTGACCAGTATATTTAACTGGACTATTAAAAACTTTTTGATAAACTAATGTGACATCATCCACAAGAGCGGCTCTTGGCCTTGTAGTAGGAAATAACAAATCATTATCAGTAGTTCCTAATATTTGACAAGACGTATAATCATCTGCCGTTAGTCCATCAGTATTTTGGGGATTATCAATAAAGTAATATCCTTCGCCTACAGTACCCACTAAATATTTGCCCTGAGAAATATCTCCGGTAATATCGATATCGAACAGGTATAATTTAAACTTTCCTCCCGCAGGCTCTATTGCCCTAGCTCGTGCAGTTCCTATAGCAACATCATCATAGTTTTTAATTGTTAATAATTCATAGGTTAAATCTGGAAGTTTACCTGCACTATCAAGTAAAACATAATTACCATACTTGGCAGGAATAACGTCGTTTTCTATAGTCTCACCAACACCAATCGAACGTGGAACTAAAAGTTCCACTGCAGACGGAATTTCGGCTCGATAACCATTTACATAAGCAATGCCGGAAGAAACCGTAATTTTAAGATTGTCAGCATCTGCAGAATCAACGTCTAAAGTAAAGGGGTTTACAATATAATTTCCGGATTCTTCATTCGTTCTAAGCGCCATAACATCATTGATTTTGTTATAGGCGTCTAATTCTTTTACTTCTTCAACGATCTTAGAATTTTCAACACGAGCTAAGAAAACAAAAGTATCGTCTGCCGTTGTGTCCGTTTTATTTACTAAACTTAAAGTAATTCTGTAACGATCTGCGCCCGGTGAAGAAGTATTAGGAATGCCACCATTTGAAATATCGTAAAGCGAAGTTTCATCATTAACTGTAACAACTTCTTGTACAACCTTAAATCCGACTTCTGCGTCTACAGAAGTGCTATAAGGTGACAGTGTAATCGTTTGAGCATTAGCATGAACAAACCGCCCTAGAACAAAAAAATCACCTTCTCCGACTGAAAATTGTGTCCCTTGTCCAATAACGCCGCTATTAACCAATTGTGCGTTAGCAGAGGGATTACTTGCTATTTCTAAAACATAACCATTACCACCTTGTTGCGTTATGGTATCTTCCGGAGCAAATTTAACCGGCACATCAGAGATTGCTTGATTGTTGCTATTGATATATTGAACGTATAAAGTATTTTCGTCGATGCTAGGAATTGATTGATCCGCTTTTACGGCTAAAACTCTTGCACGAACACCGGCCTGGTTTTGAAAAATCGTACCGATTTCGATACCTTGTCCTTCAGTGGTTTGATTTAGTGTCTCAAAAGCGGCTCCATTTGGAGCAGTAATTGAGGCAATTTGAACGTAGTCATATTCAGAATTAACGGAGATTGGACCAGCAGAAACCGCAGAACCTTCTTTAAAAATATTTCTTCCAAACCTACCCATCTCTTGATAGATCATGCTTTGAAGTTGTGTTAATTCTCTTGCTTGTAACGCTCGACCCGAGTTAAACAATATCTGATGATAATTGTTCTGTTCGTCAAAATCGTCGTTATAAAAACCCGACAGAGTTGTGGAAGAAAAATTTGTTGGCATTTTTTTATCCTAGTTGTAGTACTATCCTAATGTTTTCTGTTTGAGCATCCTCGCGTGTGACGCCAGAAGTATCAGTTTCAAATCCTGAAGATCCAATGTTATTTATGTACAATATTTCACCTGAATACACATCAACATCAGGATCGTTTGTTCCAGTTATAGTAACTGATTTGTTAGTTCCGCTTTGAGTCGCAGATGCACTTCCAGTAACGTCAGTGTAACCCGTTTCAATATCTTGGTAGTAATATAATTTACCTAAAACTTCGTCATGATGTACAACTCGACCTCTAGCATTTACGCTAGTAATAAAAATAGCGTCATGATCAAAAATAACTGCTCCCGGCGTAACATCAAAGCTTTTTACTGCCAAACCGGTATTTCCTGTATAGTCTGAATCTGCAACTCGATTATATTTTTTTAAATTTTTGACTATAACCACCTGATGAAAATCATTCTGTGCTAAAATGGTATCAAATTCATCTCCTTGAAACGAAGTTTGAAGCATTAAACTGTTTGTTTTTAGAGTTTTTCTTGGATCATATCCAAACCCATCTTGATCACTGATAATGGGTCTTAAAACTGCATCTCCGTAGCTGACTACTGCTTCAGCATAATCATATCCACTACCATGAAGAAGCACACCATTACCATCCGAATCAACCGTGGCTCTAGAAATACCACCTTCGTTAATATCAATCAAAAATTCTGCGTTTGTACCATTGCCGACAATAGACACCGTTGGCAAATTCGTAGCAGTGTATCCGGTTCCTGCAGTCTCTATCGCGATTCCTAGAATTTCTCCGCCAACAGCGCTGTCTTGTAAAGCTCTTTGTATAGTATCTTCACTTACTGGCAAAAAAGCATCAGTTGATGTTATTCTTTTAACCGGCAAAAAATCGTTTGTTAGATATCGAGATGCATCTACATTGCTTAAAGGATACAAATAACGCCAACTATATCCATCAGAAGTTTGAAAAGTTTTGCCTTGACCGTTCGCAAGAATTGAAGTTGGTTCAACAGTTGAAACCCGCACGGTTCCTGCAGCATCAATCGAAGGACTGATGCACACAAAAACCTCGTTGTTACTATTCATTACGTATTGCTCGTTTTCGCCTTTAACATCATCACTATAAGCGTCATAGTAGGTGTTTTGGTCCCAATTGACTCTAGGAACCACGAATGAAGAACCCGATATAGTTTTAACGGCTAAAATAGTTTCTCTGACGGCTCTTTGAAATTTTAAACTAGTAAGATCTTCTTCTTCTCTATAAGACGAAACTCTAGCGAGACCCAAATAATAAGCGTCCGCTGCAGTGTCGATATCTTTTTCCAAAAGCAACAAAGATTCTCGTGAAAAATTATCGGTAATCTTAGAAGTCATATTTTTTCTCTTTATTTATATCGTAGTTGTTACAATTGCAGAAGCGCTTGAAGCGGAAGCGTCAAATGATAGAATATTATTGCGTAGAGCATTAATCGTTGATTGATTTGCCGGATAAGCTAAAAATTTAATATAATCAACCGAACCAGATATAGTTCCTGTAAAATTATTTAACACAAGCTTTCCTTGTTCTGCAGAATATTCGCCAATGTTGTCTAATGCAATTCCGCCTGTAGACACATCAATAACTTCAAGAACAGTAGAGTTTAAACGATTCCTAATAAAATGTAATTTACCGTTCAACAAAAAGTTTTCACTAGTTACTGTATATGTAGTATCATCGGGAGAGGAGATAGCCGCAGGATAATAGACCTCATAAGATCGTTTTCCTGACACAGGTACAAACCGAAGTTGCATTTTAACTTCTGTCTTAGAGTTTAGAATCGATGGATCCGCATCGTCAATTTGCGTTAGCATGTTAGAACGTCGGAAAGATTTATCAAACCCGCCCAATTGATTTTCAAAATAATCAACTACTGTCTGAGAAACTAAACTTTCAATTGTAGTTTGAGATGAACTGGTTAGATTTGGATTCCATTGAAAAGTCGTATTTACTTCGAGGTAAGTAGTAGTAGGGTCTGTAAATTTAATATTAAAAGAAGCTACGGACAAATTTTTACCAATTTTAATTATGTCATTCTTAACAGTTTCCTGTACTGTTTGATTATTCGTTTTAAATATAATGGATAAGAAAACATTGCCGTATTCTGGCGGCAAATTGTCTTCTCCACCCCAAGCTTTCACATCTTCAATATAATCAGGAAACTCTCGTAATACTAGTGCACGATAATCTTGTGCGGTAACCATTCGATTCTGTGCAGAATAAAGATATGGTGCATTTTTTCGAATAGACTCGATACCTTCTTTATTAGCACCGGCAATTGAATTCTCTACCGTTGTTACGACTAAAGTCAAAGGATCGCCATTTACATCCAAAATTGTATCTACTGGCGTGAAAGATCTAGCTCCATTTGCTTCAGGTCCGGCAACGGCATCATAAATAATTTCAATTTTATTACCCGCACTAGGAAAACGACCCAATCTAGCACCGTTACCAAAAGATAATTCATAATCTCCGTTTGGAGTTTCTTTTATAACAAAAATCCTAGAATTTTTGTCTATACTAATTGCATCGTTGATATTGGTATAAGCGTCATAAAATGAAGTTGAAGGATCATCATAAACTCTAACCTGAACGGTTTTTAGATCCATATTATCTGTAGGAATGATGTAAGATTGATTTTCCCCGGAAGGTCCTGCTATAAAAGTTTTTCTTTTTTCAACACCCTCATGAATGGAAAAATTCCTATTTAAATTTAAAGCAAAATAATAGTCATTAGAACCATTATTAACTGCAATTAATTCTTTTCTTGTTTTGAAAATATATGATTTATTATTAATTGAAGTGCTAAACTTAAATCCTTTCGGTAAAGTCATTGAAGACGGATTCAATGGATTGACTACGTATGCAGTAATGATAGCACACGAAGATGTTTTCGAACCAACGGTATATCCTAACGCGCCAGCTAAGCTAACTAAAGATGAACGAAGTTGTGCTGTAGATAAAAACGATTCGTTTAAAGCAAAGTTTGCCAATAATGAATTGTAATGTGTATTATATGCAAGCACGTCTAAGAGTGCGGACAAACCACTAGCCTCAAAATTATAATCTTTAAACTCCGGTGTTTTTGCTAAAAAAACTTTGAGATTATTTTTAATAGTCTCAAAATCTAGCTCCGTAGATTTAATTGTTGTTGCCATCTATACTCTCCTAGTCGTATATATTTGACTCATCATCAAATAAAATTGCTTCACCGCCTTCTGCTAATAATTGAGTTAAATCGTCTGTTTGATTATATTGTGCTCCATCAAGATAGATGAAATCGTCTCTGGGAGGCGATTCGTCCGGTGCAGGATTATACTCCGGATCACAATCATCTAAGCTCGAAAGCGTGACTTTTAAAACATCTATAATTCCAGTGCTTACTATTCTAAATTCTAAGTAAACGTTAATGGTATTATAATCTGGCCTAGAAGTTACTTTAATGTCTAATATTTTAGCTCTAGGCTCATATCGGTTTATTTGGTTTTTAATTCTAGAAAGAATTTCTTGACCCGTGTTTTCATCTGCCAACTCAAACAAAAGACCCGCAATATTTCCACCATAGCTTGGACGATACGGCTTCTCGAATCGATTAGTTAGAATCAGATTTTTAATTGCCTGTTTTACAGCAGCTGCATCCGTCTTGCGAAATATGTCGCCGTCTGAAGAAGTTCTAGCATCAAAAAGCAAGTCAAAATCCGCGTATTGTTTTTCTTTAACAACGCGACTGCTGCTTGATAGATTACCGTCTTCTCTTGTGATGCTCATGGTTAACTCTTTTTTTGTTTATTTATAACTAATCGGGCAGTATTTCTAATAATTCATTTTTAGTTTGTAGCACTCCATTATAATATGTTTCAAGATTGTACTTAAAAGTAACATCATAATCTTCAGGAATATCTGGAATTTCTATTGCAATCTGACAAGTGAGATCGCCGTTGGTGTCGTATGTGTCATAATCTAAAATTAGTTTGTCATAGTTTATGTAATCTTTCCAATACGCAGCAAGATCAAAGGTTTTTGCAGGATCTGTCTTTCCTGCTCTATTGACCAATTGATAAACAACGGCTCTACCAGTTCTACGAAGCTGTAAAATACCACTAGGACGCTCTCCAACATATTGAGGAGTATTGACTACCCATCCATCTTTTCCCTTACCATAAGTGGCTCCTGCAGTTTTACGCGCTTGAGCCTTTGCTGCTTGTTCAGAACCCGCGCCTACTTCAGCAACTTGAAATTTAGGATTAGGTTCATAGATACCTTCACTTACAACTAGTCGATGCTGTGCAAATTCTTGATTGCCGGTGATACTGTGTAAAATTTGAGTATGCACTAAAAGATTTCTAGCGATTTGCTGAAAATCTGGTGGACCATTAAACCCATCATTGTATAGTTTTTTAAGCTGAGTTCTAGACCCACGAGCGCCTAAAAATTTAGCCATAGTAACACCCGGCCCCAATTTGGTAGCCGAAGTGATCGGTTTGTCCTTTGGATCGTAAGTCTTATCGATAAGTATTTTCATGAATTTACCTTACAACAATAAACCAATGCGCGTCCGCCACCCCAACCAACGGATTTGAAAGAATCTTCAATTTCAATTTCGTTCTCTGTGAGGAAGCTCACCAGTTCTTCCGGAGAGCCACCAGTCGGGTCTGATCTTTTTGATGAAAAATCAGTTAGAGACCACTCTAAAAAAATTCTACCATTCTCAGCCACCTGTTCTTTCCGGGTTTTAATGGTTTTATTTGGATCAAAAGAATGATCGAAAGAATTAGAATAAACAATATCAAACTTATTAACCCATTCGGGTTTTTGTTCAGCAAAATCCCATTGAATTGTATAATCAAATTGCCAAGCGGTGCTAGAAATTTCTGTTCCTATAACATAAGCACTGGGATATTCGGTTTTAAAATATTTTTGCTCCGCACCATTCCTAGTACCGTGGCAAATAATGTTAGATGCTTCAGAAACAAAAGACTTAATTTTAAGAATGGTATTTTTTTGTGTCCAAATTTTATCTATTTTACGTAAGTTCGCTTCCGTTTGCGCTTGTTTATAATCATCATATGATTCATATTGATATACTTTCATCGTTTCACCTTAAATCGCTTGCTTCTATTATCAATAGCATTGTTACCTAACAATTCTACTCCAAATCGTATTGTTCCGCCTTTAGCAACAGATCTCCCAATGTTTTTAGGAATAGATTTGCTGTATTCGGGATTCAACACGCCCAAAGAAACCAATTCGGAACAAAATTTGCCGTTGTTACGATTAGCTTCAGACCTGAGTTTGCCTCTGACCTCGTGAATATCTGGATCAAAGTTAAATAGATCTTCATATTCGTCATTTTTGAGAATTTTGTCTTTAAGTTTTGAATCAATCGCCACATTTCGTATTCCGTAACTGCTTGTAGCCAACATAAGCTCTACAATTGGAGGAAGAGGAATAGGCGCTAATGCTGGCATTGTAATATATGGCATAATTCCAGGTTTTGGCACGCCCGGAACAGCTGATCCCAAAGACACCGCTTTTCCCGCAGATTTTGCAAATGCAGCATTAGCTGATGTCATCGCATAATCCGCGTGAAGAGCCTCTGTTGCCTTTCCAACTAACGTACCGTAAAAAGTAGCGATGTTTGTGACTCCTGCTGGCATACCACCGTACGTAGCACCATAATGGTTAATTAATGGACCTCCAATAGTTCCTTTGTGTCCAATCATACTTACATGACGAGCGGTAATGTTTGCTGTGCTGGAAGAAGCAACCCACTCAGAAACCGCTGTAGTAACTAATTTATTACCTGCGGTTAATTCGATGTCGCCCTCGACGTAATGTTTAGCATTTCCTTTAATAATGAAATTTGCATTGTCTAAAACAGTAGTCGTTGCCATACCGATAACTTGCTCGCCACGAGCGCCTCTAATAGTATAATTTTGATCGCGATTAACTGTTTTTGAATGTCTTCCGCCTACAGTTTCGTTCTTGTCTCCAGCAATTCGAAGATTATAATCACCACCAACATCAACGTTAAAATCTCCAGCGACTCTAAGATTGACGTTACCTCGATATATCAAATCACCTTCGCCTTCTACGATAACCGTTTGATCACCAGCAGTAACTTCGACTTTTTGTTTTTGTGAAGAGATAAGCACAGAACCGTCAGCACGAAGTTCCATTCCCGCACCAGTTCTGTGTTTGATTAAAACGCGTTCTCCGCCCGGAGTATCGTCTATTTCAATAACGTGACCAGACTCTGTTTCTTGAACTTGGTTAAAAGGATAAACGGACGGTTTTTGCTCTGGCAATTCTAAATCTACGCCATACTCACTTCCGCCCAAGGCAAGGTTATTTACTTTGCTGCCAACAGCAGCTTTATTAATGCTCGTTCCAAAGAAATAATCACGGTTGGGATACTCTCCAGTAGGATCGGCAAACCCATCACGAGTTGTACCTAAAGTTTCTTCTTTACCAGGATCTAATTTAGCTTGTCTGTTTTGCAAATTGTCGATAGTGTTGGTCATGGGTCACCTTGTTCGTTTTTCTTGCCAAATCTTGTTAAAACATAATCAGGGACATCAAATCCAGGATCTATGTTATCGCCAGTCACATCTAAGTCTGAATGACCATAAAATAAAATACCCGGTTTGACGTTATACATAGCTCGACAAAAATGATCAAATGTGTTAATTTGTGATCTGGTCAAAGATTGGGACGAAAGAAAGTTTTGAGAATTAGGCGTTCCGGAAGGAGCATTAATTCCTCCAACAAACACAACACCTAGACTTATTTCGTCATAACCAGGAGTGTGTTCTCCCGCAATATTCACAGGCCGTCCTCTTTGCAAAGAGCCATCTCGTCTAATTACATAATGATAGCCAATGCCGTTCATTCCCAATTCTAAATGATAATCGTTAATTTCTTCGCTACCCAAGTTTTTATCCGTATGAGTTTCACTCCAATGAACAATTACAGATTCAATTTCTCTAGATATAAATTGAATTTCTGCTTGTAGTTCTTCTACCGACGAAATGTATGGAAAATCTGGATTATTTTTGCCGCCGTCCCACGCTTTTTGATACGAACCAATGATATAAGGATCTGAAAAAATTACTTTATTAACCTGTGGTCTAGTTGATGCTGTTATAGTCGAATCTATAGTTTTAAGAAAATTAATAATTTCACCATAAGTTTTATTGCTTGCTTTTTTGAGAATCTCAGCAGCTTTAGATTCGTCCGCCGCATCTCCTTGCGATAAAGAAATAACTTTGTCAATATTTTCTTCGGTAATTGAGGGAGCAAAAGCCTTGACTTTTTGTCGAAGATCTGTTAGAGTGTTCGTACTTAATCCCTGAATAACTCCAGTCTCTGAATTCCCAGATACACGAGTTTTAACTAAAGATTCATATTGCTGAACGCTTTTACTATAAGCACTTGTTTTGGCAGATTTTGTCTGGACCGCATTCAAAACTTCCGCACCGTCTTTACCACCTGAAAGATTTTCTAAATCGGTTTTAGCTCCTTCTAAATCTTGAGTTATTTCATCTGCGCTAGAAATAAAATCCGGCAGATCACTGTCAATGCTACTGTTCATGTTGTTCATCATTGTATTAAATTCAGCTGAGTCGTCTGTTGACGAAACTATCTGAGTAACAGCATTAGTCACTGCGCCGGTAGTTGGATCTACTACAAATTGATTCACGGTTTTATTGAGATTTTTAAGTCCGTTATTGAAACCTGCAGTAACCTCAGTTGTAATTTTATCAGTTACTGATTTCACTGCATTATTGGCTAAACCTTTGATTGCATCAGCACCATTGAAAGCACCAATTTTTCCCGCCGCTAAGTTTTTACCCGCATCCAATAATCCTGATGGGGACGCATCACTAATAATATTTTGTAAGTTTCCGCCGCCGACGCCTAAACCAGTAATAATTGACAAGACCCCTTGAATAGTGTCCGCCGCCGTTTGATCTACACCCACCGTTGATGCAAGAGGAGTAACAACACCAGAAGAATCTGGCTCGCTAAATGAAATTTCAACCTTCGGTCCTAATTTACCAAGGAGATTACCCAAAGCTTTATTGACCATATCGCTGGCCATATTTTTCAAGCTAGTGGTGTCACCGCTAAGCAACCCTTCAACCGTATCTTTAGCTTCAGTAAGCTCACCTTTGAACGCATCATATTTTTGAGTTAGGCTTTCCATTCCTCCAGTTACGGCACCCGCAATTTGACCAGAAACGTTTTGAGCCGCATTATTTACTGTATTCTTTGCGGTTTCTGCAGCATCGGTAACCGCCGAGGTACTAAGAGATTCTGAAGCAGTTTTTACTTGATTGCTCAGTTCTTCTTTTTTATTTTCTTCACTCATATGCTTAAGACCTCGTCATATGTCCGCTGTGCAATCTGATCTGTAGTTGAATTTTGTTTAAGGTAATACTTATTCATAATTTCACTAGCGTCTTTGATTGTCTCTGTTGCTAATAGCTTGCTATTAGCTAAATTAAATTTAGTTCTAAGCTCAAATAAAACATATTGCAATTGTGTTGAAAACAATTTCCAATCTAGAGACGGGTTATAGTTACTAGCAAACTTTAAAAGGTTTGTGTACCTACTGTCGGTAACTGATCCTATAGTCCAACCACCAATACCTTCCTGACCTTTACCAGTAACCGTAACAAAGTTAGAAACTCCCTGTAAAGCTCCGGTAATCGATGCAGCATGAATTAATCTATAACCATTATCTAG